CAGATTATATAAAGGCAAAGATATCGTATTATTATGGTGAGCCTTATCCGACAGAGTCATATTTTATTATCGAGCCTTATTCAAAGTTAGTCGATTTATCCTGTGAAGGATTTGGCGAATAATAGGAGGAAAAAACAAATGAACGAGAAAAAACTACTTTTCAAAGTCACCGTTAGGTACACGGACTTCATTTTTATTAACCCCGATGAAGCCGTATCGTTTGCGGTATCCGCAAAGCAGCACGAAAACGAGCCGACGAACGTATCAATCGAAATAATTGAGGAGGACTAATACCACGAAAACAAATATCAGGTATATCACGGTACAACTCATCAGCCATAAGTTGGCAAAAATACTCAATCTTAAGGGAGAGCCTAAACTCTCCCTTAAGAAAATAGGTTGGTCTAACGATAGAATATTCGTTATATTTAACCATAACGAATACCGTTACAAGTATTCAGAGACTGCTCAAGGCATTATTAGACTTGAGAGGCAGCAAAACATTGATGGAAACATCGTTTACGAGTTATTGCTTGAGGAAGGGATTTAAGAATGTATACATTTAAGCGAGAAATGATAGCAAGACTTGCAAGTAAGTTTTGGACGACCAATGACATTCACGATTATCCTATCGTGGAACTTAAGACTATAGACTGGGATTCTACAGATGAATACATAAGAACAGACTTTGACCTTTACAGAGAATCAGTACCGGAGGATTATTACATATGCACAATGTACTCCTTCCGTATTAAAGACTGGGGAGTAATAAACGAAATCATCTGCTCAACATTCGATGAGGGTCAGATAACCTATTACTGGATTGAGAAAACCAATAGTTTACTCGATAGAGAATCTTATGAAAACTGGGAAGCACAAGTAAAGGAATTATAATAAAGGAGAATATTGATATGTACATTCAGCTTGTCAAGAATATCAAAACAGGTTCGGTTAAAGCTACACCGAATATAGCCCACACCTATGCCGAGTCAGTCAAGTCTCGTAATAAAGCCACTGGCTGGAATTTACGTGTTCTGAATAAAGCCGCATTCTCAGCCAGTATTTACAAGCAAGGACAGTTAATTCATCAGCGTTATTACCCTGAGTACCACGAATGGTGGAATTACATCAAGGACAGTGACAATAATGACGAAGTAGTCATGATAATAGCTTCAGAGCCATTCAACAATACCGCCTTGCAGAAGGCACTCAGGAATATAAAGCGAAAGGAGGATATTAGTGATTAACAGAGACGCAGAGCTATCGTATTACGATAACGGTTATAAGTCAGTCACCGTAACGAGAAATCGTTACGGTCGGCTGAAAGATTTCTATAAAGCAATTGAGAGTTTAATGAAATCCATTTTCACTACCTCAGATGTAAATCACATTGAGGTTTATTACAACCAATACCACAATTCAATTCTTTATTCACGAGACGAAGTTATGAGTAAAGATTTTATTATCAAAAGAATAAATATAAAAAGGAGTTATTACAGATGAGAAAAACAAGGTACTGTGTGTTGATGTCAATCAACGATGAATATTTCGGAAGTAAGATTATTAAGGCAAAGGACGAGGTTGATTGTATGAATAAGTTCCTCAGCTTTATGGTTAAGAACGAAATTACTTTTAATACAAGCGTAGATATTGAGATTGAAACTCTTGATTGAGTGTTGTCTATTAAAGCACATATACAAGGCACTTATAAAGTGCCTTTATATCACCCTATTGACATATCGTCGAGGTCATTACTCGACAGGGTGAATAATTTATAAGGAGGTTCATTGTGCTTTCCCCCACTACACGGACGATGCTCGTCACCTATTTTGATGTGGTCTGTGTTGATAGTGACAAACAAGAGGTAACCCACGTTTCTTGCCATATGTTTGGTATCATTACCGACACTTCGGTCATTCTCAAAAAGGTGAAAAAGAAGGGTTTAGGTAGTCCGAACTTAATCCCTCGCCGTATCACAAATCTTAAGCACGTGATTGAGCTGAGAAGTATGGACGCAAATAAATTTTTTGAATTGGCAAAGCCAAAGAAGGAGACTATTTATGAAGGATTTAAAAATTAGAATTACTGAAGTCAAGCCCATTACTACTAAGGATGGAAAGAAGTTTACCGCCTACAAAGCACTCACAAAGGACGGAAGAATAATTGATGCAAAGTTTCGTCAGGAGTGTGAAAATGTGCCTACAGAGCCTTGCGTAATAATTGTCAGCTCTGATAAGTGTAACGTAAGCACTAATAGACAATATCCTGTATTGTGGGTGCAGGAAGTCAAGGCAATAGAGGAGTACGTTAAGGAGTCTAACTCTGAAAACTACTTCGATTAAACACAAATACCCACCTCTTCGGAGGTGGGTTATTTTCTTTTAGGAGGTAACCATAATGGCAAGAAGACGTAAATGGGAAGGGTGGACTCCTCAACAAATAGTACAAGCGAGAAGTCAGTCAGCCAAAAAAGGTTGGATAACCCGAAGGGAAAACTACGTTAGAGCGCAAAAGATGACGGTTGCCGAATTTGAAGAAATATACGGAACAAGCATTGGAGAATTAACTAACATATTTGAGGAATACACAGAACGAACAGACTATGGATGGGAAAACCCCGAGACCAGTGCAAGGATATACGAAACCGAGATACCGGCGGATATGTTTGAGTCTGTTAATACTACCGAGAATATGCCCGATATTCGTGAAATATCAGACGCGTTTATCATTAACAAGATAAATCAGTTTGAGTTTGCCACGAATTTGGCTCCTAAAGCTATTGACGAAATTAACCGATTAAAGAGCGAAGACCCCGAAAGCTATTATGAAACAGTAAAGAATAATCAAGATAAAATTGATAAGTTATTAGACGGTCACGAAATGGACTATAATGTGTATGATGTTGCTCTCTTATTTGGAAAAGTATTAGAGATATTATCACAAGGAGAAATAACCGAAGTAGGATTTCAATTAAGCGCGAAGAATGAAACACGCGAAGACTCGTTTAATGCTTATCACAAGACCCATCCTAACGCTAAATACGGTAAACGAAGAACTGGTGGATTTTATTCCAACTAATAATGGGCAATTATCGTAAATATCAATTATTTGTTGGCGATTTTGAGACTACAACATATGAAGGACAGGAATATACCGAAGTATGGGCGTCTGCTATTGTTAAATTTTTCTCTGAAGACGTAAAGATATTCAATTCCATAGATGAAACGCTTGACTATTTAATATCGTTACGAGATAACGTAATAGTCTATTATCATAATTTAAAATTTGATGGTGCTTTTTGGCTCGATTATCTAATGATACAATTAGGTTATCAACAAGCGTTAAAGGCAAAGTCCGATAAAAAGTATGATGTTGACTTTATGGAAGAAGAGGAAATGCCTAACAAGACATTTAAATATCTTATATCCGACCGTGGACAATGGTACAATATAACAATAAAAATCAACAACAAACTAATAGTATTTCGAGATAGCCTTAAGTTATTACCGTTTTCAGTTAGGGAAATAGGAAAGTCGTTTGATACCAAACATAAAAAACTGGAAATGGAATATAAGGGTTTCCGATATGCGGGCTGTGAAATAACCGATGAAGAAAAAACCTATATTGCTAATGACGTATTAGTGGTAAAGGAAGCACTTGAGTTAATGGTATCTCAAGGGTACAACAAAACCACGATTGGCTCTTGTTGTTTATCAGAATTTCGCAAAACGCTTGCAGAAGGAGAATGGGAAGAGTTACTACCAGATTTACGCTTTACCCCATTAGATAAAGACAAGTACGGAAGCGAAACTGCTGAAGCTTATATTCGACATAGTTATAAAGGCGGTTGGTGCTACGTTGTTGAGGGAAAAGAAGGGAAATTAAAATACAACGGTTTGACCGCTGATGTTAATTCCCTTTATCCCTCAATGATGTCATCTGAAAGCGGTAATCGTTATCCGATAGGAACACCCCATTTCTGGAGTGGAAACTATATTCCTAATGAAGCACAAGGTGACAGTAAATATTATTTCATTAGAATAAAAACAAGATTTTATCTAAAGAAAAATATGTTGCCAACAATTCAAATTAAGGGTAATCTGTTATATAAGTCAACACAATGGCTCAAAACAAGTGATGTTTATAACAAAAAGACAGGTAAATATAGTAGATATTACCTTGATTTTGATGGAAACAAAACTGACAGTTGGGTTATACTGACGTTGACGTGTACGGATTATGATATGATGCTAAAACACTATTACGTTGAGGATTTTGAAATCCTTGACGGGTGTTGGTTTTACACAATTGCTGGCTTATTTGACGAATATATGGAAAAGTATCGTAAAATAAAGGAAACCAGTAAAGGAGCACAAAGGCAGTTGGCTAAATTGTTTCTTAATAACTTATATGGCAAGATGGCTACAAGTCCGGAGTCTAACCATAAGATTGCATACCAAACAGAAGATAATACTGTTGATTTTGTTAATGTTACAGGTGACGAAAAGACACCCATTTTTATTCCGATAGGAAGTGCCATTACAAGTTATGCGAGACGGTTTACAATTACGGCGGCTCAAGCCAATTATTACGGTGTAGATAAACGAGGTTTTATATACGCTGATACTGATAGTATTCATTGTGACCTTAGTTTGGATGAACTTAAGGGCGTTCCAGTACATGAGACTAAATTCTGTCATTGGAAAATAGAAAATCAATGGGAAGTAGGACTATTCGTAAGACAAAAGACTTATATAGAATACGACCCTAAAGATACTAAGCACAAAGGCGGATATGATGTTAAATGTGCAGGTATGCCCGATAACTGTAAAGAGTTATTTGTCGACAGTATTATTGGATATACTGACGAGGAATACGAGAAAATGTCAGAAGCTGGTAAAAAGTTTGTTGAAACAAAGAGAACTATAGAGGATTTCAAGGTGGGACTCAAGGTTCCAGACAAACTAATGCCAAAGAAAATTAAAGGAGGAATAGTGCTTCAAGAGAGCACATATGAAATGAGATGAAACCTAAATCTTTAACCTTTGATATGCACTTTGATAAAGCAGAGTGCTATCTTATTCTTAATCGGTATAAAGCCGATAATACGTTGGCAATTGACTTGGTTAGCACTGACGGAGAGCCTATAACAAGGCTCACCGTTTGTGCTACGCCGGATTGTTTAACATTTAACAAGGTTTATGACGCTGCTTTTGTTGATGTCTACAATAATCCTACGGCTATGAATTTCCTTGACGAATACAAATTGGGTAAGCCTGTTCGTTTTAAGGGTAAAACTGTTATTTATGTATGTGGGTTCTGCGAATACCCTCTTTATAAATTTAACCTTAACGAACTTCGCAAGTACGCTATTCAAGACAATACAAGGGTATGACTACGTATGATATTATTAACACAATTAAAAATGCTATGAAGGAATACGAGGCATTTTATCTTGCGTTAGAAATTACAAAAATAATATATAAGGTGGTGTTTAATCGTGGCAAACAATAGACTCGGAATTTATTGCACTAAATGTAATGAATTTTTTATGATAGCAAAACACTTTTGTGGTGACTACGATATTCGTAAAAGCAAAAGAGAAATAAACGCTTTTCTTGATAAACATCCTTGGTATCGTGGCTGTACTATTGAGTTAAGAGAAGAATTAGGAAATTACCAGAGTGTTACAGAAAAAGAAGTCCCCAATGACGCTCATTGGTGTACAATAGATGAATTAGAAGAGGAGGGATATTTAGATGGACAAGAATAATAATTTACCGATTACTATAAATATAGGTAATGGAGAAGACGCCTATGAAGAGGTGTATAAGGTTATTGAGAAATATATTAAAAAAGATGACCTTATATCACTTGATGATTATTACGTTACATTTGAACTCATAAGTAACGGTAAGCCTGTTATGTATACCGAATTATTACGGTATGACTTTGATATAGGTGATTACGTATGGGAAAATGATTGGTGGGAAGGCGAAAATACTATTATCGTATTCGGACTTGCAGACGTAAGCACCTTGCGGTTTAATGGCTATCACGAACACGAGGTTATAGAATGAATATAGATACTTTTGACTATATGTGTGAAGCAACTCAAAAAAGGAGAACGAAACCTATGAATAATGCTGAATGGCTTTGCGAAACAACAGAACGCTTTAATCGGTTTTTCAATCATCTTGCAAATGGACGCTTTGATGAATTAGAAAAGGAATTTGGATTTAAAGCTGAAGTTGATATAAAGAAAGAATTTAACGACTGGCTTCTGCTGGAACATAAGGAGGGTTAATATGAAAAATATATTGGAAATGACTAAAACGGAATTAATCGAAATACCCTATCAGAAAACTGAAGGAACTTGGTTTAATGGTTTTATAGTTATACCTACTTCAAAAATTCACGGTAGTGGTTGGCGGTGTATGAAGTTTATTCTTTTGCAGGACTGTTCTATAGTAGGGTGCGTTGGCGGCGGCTCTGACGTTATTGCACTTATTAAACATAATTGGAGAGTGGATTGTCTTCCTAAAAGTAGACTCCTACGTTTTTTCAACGATAAGCATTATACCGTATCTGATTTTTGTATCGGTTCTGATTTTCTATTAAATTAAAAAGAGGTATTATTATGACAAACATTGAATGGCTTAATATAAACAATCGTTTTGACGAATTTCTTGAAGACTGTGAGTCGTATTATTGGGAACTGATGTGTGAAAAATATCACATAGCAGATAACTCAAAAAACGCTTGTACAAGTTATTTAAAAGTTATTGCTGAATGGCTAAATTCTAAACATAAAGAACTAAAACACTGTATAGATAAAGACGCTTTACTTGAATATATAGAAGACAATGATACTTCCAACAATGAGCAATATTATCGAATACGTATTGATGACTTTTTAAAGTTTATTGATAGCTTAGATGTCCATGAAATAGAAGTATAAGAAGAACCCCAGTACCATTAAGGTACTGGGGTTCTTTTTTATATCGAAATGTACGCATTATTAAACCGATTAGCAAAATCGCAGGAAATCACGGAGGTTTATTTCACCCTTGCTGCCCGTGTTGCCGAGTAATAATAACGCACAATGATACCTATCTAATAGCGAGCATTTTGATTACTGCTCTTTTTGAACGCAAGTCTCTAAATCTGAAGCAACCTTGCTGGAAGTAATATCTCAATGTATATATCAAGGCACTGTTCATCTGAAGCATAACGTAATTTATGTTATGGTCATCAGTAGTAACGGCAATTTTCAAAGGAAATGAATAGTCAGGTCTGTCGTCACAATAAATTATTCCTTCGTCAGTAAACTGACGTATTGCAAAATCTGTACCGTCGCACTTAATCGTTGCCAGATATTTACCTCTACCTTTAGGCTTCTCAAGGAAGGCTTTATTATCATTAAGGTAAACACCCTCTATAGCGTAATCGTGGTAAGCATTTCCCTCGAAGGCTCTCATAAATCCACTTTCAGCCTGAGCCTTGGCAGCCGACTCTACAAATCCTTGCTCTAATACAAAACCTCTACCACGAAGGAACTTCGTTTCATCTGTCAGTCTTTCCGATATACCCATATCAGCATAATATGGATTAAGGATAGTGTAGGGGTTACCGCACATTATTAAAGGAACGTATCTAACCTGTTTACCGCCACCTCTCGCAACAGAGGTATGTATTGACATCAGTTTCTGTACCTCGTTAGCACAATAAACACCAGTTTCGGGCTGAAATTCATCAAAGAACATACGTGTTGTATCAGCAAAGAAATGGGATAGTTTCTTAATTTGCTCTGCCTTATTTAATGCTACTGCATATCCGCAAGGTTTATCATTTAGATATAACTCAATATATGTATCTCTTGCTTTAGGCTTTGATGTCATCACAAATTCGGGGAAGAAAAGTCTCTGAATTTCCTTGAAAAACTTTTCGTGAGTATCACTCAATTCATACCCATATCTATATATGAGCATAAACTTCTCAGCGAACTTAATAAATCTATTAACTAAATAACGGCTAAAGTATGTAGTCTTACCGCCGTTTCGGTTAGAAGTACACATATAAATTTCTGGAGTATTACCGTCTATATCCTTAAGACTTAACAGTTTTGCTCCGTCATAAAACGCCATTAAATCTCTCCTCTCATCACCGTTATTATACCATTTATCAAGAAATAGTTAAAGATATAAATTGTAAACAAATTGTAACAAATTATATTACCTATTGACTTTCGTAATAATATGTGATATAATTTATTATAGGAGGAAAGCAAAATGATTACTTTATTTTATCACCATCTATTAGAGATAGAACCGTCAACAATATCAAGCTGGATAGGTTCGTTAGGGTTTCCGATTGTAATGGCTATAGGGTTACTGTGGTATCTCTTCAAAGTTCAGAAGGAACTTGAAGTAAAGATTAGTGACCTTACTGTAGTGATGAAACAAATCCTCGAACATATCCGCAAGGCTGACGGAATAGATGAAAAGGAGGATAATAAGTGAGTAGACTTTTAGGCTTGGCACAAGTTCCCGTTTTTGTTGAAAAGGGAGACGCAAAAGTCACTACCGAGTTCGGAAAAGATATTCCTGATTATCCCACTAAAGGTAAGACTGGAGACCATTGGGGACTCGATATTGTTAGATGTCCAGATGGTAGTTCGTCAGAATTGGCAAATATTTGTGCAATAGCTGACGGAATTATATATGCTCAAAGGAAATGGGTACAGGGATTTAACAAAACCTATTCAGCAGGCAATTGCGTCTACATTCAGCACGAAGACGGTACTGTAACGAAGTATTACCACCTTGCATATGGCACAATGCCAGATTGGATTATGGATAATGCTGTTGTCCATAAGGGAGATGTATTAGGCAAAATGGGTAATACTGGTTATTCCTACGGAGCACATCTGCATTTTCAAGTTGAGTTTCCCAAGGGTACTCCAGTTAATCCTGAACCCTATCTCAAGGGTGAAAAGATAATCAACGGGGGAGATAAATACGAAGTAGTTATCGGAGAATTTGATACTAAAGGTGAAGCCGTTGACTATGCAGTAGCAATTCAAACTCTCGGTACTGATTGCACAGTAAGAAAAAAGGAGTAATATATGGCAATAAAAAGTATAGAAGAAATAATGGAAAGCATTAGAACAAGAATAGGCGAAGATACCAGCGATGAAACGCTTTCCTTCGTCGAAGATGTTCAGGACACGCTCAATAACTTTTCCTCACTTGCTTCAGATACTACCAACTGGAAAAAGAAGTATGAGGATAATGACAAAGAATGGCGTCAGAAATATCGTGAAAGGTTCTTTAATCCTGAAGCGAATAAAGGCGTCGATAATGAACCTGATATTGACGATGAGGACAAACCCGCAGTTCTCACGTTTGATAAATTATTTAAGGAGGAATAAAATCCAATGGCAAAAAGAATAGCAGTTACTAACCTTAATGCCCGCACGGTTGATATCGTTAATACGATAAGGGCAAATGCGTCTTCGCAGTACCGTGATACAATACCCGAGGTTCAGGTTGAACACGACCTTCCGAAGGTGGGCGAGTACGTTGTCGGTTATCCGGCTATGGCAAACGAGTTCGTTACAGCTCTCGTGAACAGAATAGCTTTCGTTAAAGTACGTTCGGCTATCTTTAATAATGCCTATGCGAAGTGGAAGAAGGGCTATCTTGAATACGGTGAGACTGTTGAGGAAGCCTTCGTTCAGGTTGCTAAGGCAAGAGCGTTCAGAGTTGACAAGGCGGAACAGCGCGAGTTTAAGAGAACGATACCCGATGTCAAGAGTGCGTTCCATATAATGAACTGGAGAGTCCAGTACCCGATTACTGTTCAGAACGATGACCTGCGCAGAGCTTTCACGAGCGTTGGTGCTATGGAAGACTTCATCGCGAGAATTATCAGTTCGCTTACCACCGCTGCTGAGTATGACGAGTATTTGCTCTTTAAGTATCTCATTATAAAAGGCGTTAATCAGGGTGCAATTAAACTCAAGAATGTTACTGGCGATGACGCGGCTATGGCTATTGCATTTAGGGGCGTCTCTAATAAGCTTCCTTTCCTTTCTACTGAGTACAACGAAGCTGGAGTACTGACGAACACGAGAAAGGAAGACCAGTATATCATAATGGACGCTATGTATAATGCACAGTTTGACGTTAATGTGCTTGCGAGCGCGTTCAATATGGATAAGGCAGAGTTTATTGGTAAGCTGGAACTCATTGATGACTTCACCACTTTCGACAATGATAGGTTCTCAGATATTATGGCTGAAAGCGACCAGATTGAGCCTGTGACCTCTGATGAACTTACGAATATGGCGAACATTAAGGCTGTTCTGATTGACTCTGAGTGGTTTCAGGTATATGATAACCTTACGGTTATGTCTGAGAAATACGTTGCAAGCGGTCTCTACTGGAACTACTTCCTTAATACTTGGAAGACTATTTCCTATAGCCCGTTCTCGAACGCAGTTGCATTTGTTAAAGCTTAATAAGGAGGTGGCTTAAATGGCTTTCTCTTGCATTGTAAAAAAGAGACTTGATGTTGAAGTTGAAAGCGATACTAACCCTACGGTAATACTGGCACTTGAGGCTAAGGACACTGAGGATAACGCGAAGGTATACGAACTTCAGCAGACAGCTGGTATGACAGAACTGGGTATAGCTATAAGACCTTATGGTCTTGTGGTTATACCTGATAGAGCGGCAACTACTCAGCTTACCTTTAGTTGGAAGACTGGAACAGAAACGCAGACAACTGTTCAGAAGGCAATCTCGGCTATGACTATCGGTAGTGACCTCGCTGTGAGTGGGACGTAAAAGGGAGGTGTAAGATATGAATATACCAAATACACTTTTAGTGTATGCTAATCAAACATCACTTGTATACGGTCAGAAAACGACTAATACACAGTATACTATGGACGCCGAAATCTCCATTTCACAAATATGGTTTACAACCTATCCCAACAATTTACAAAATCAGTCAAAACCGTGTAATCTGAAAATAGTTTCACCCAACCCAATTACAGAACTCTCGCTCGAAACTATAACCCGCATAATTGACATAATTAGCTCCGACGAAACCGAATTGAGCGATAACATAATTTTCTCAACAGATAATAATATTTTTGCCATCAATAGGAATAGCGAACGACTCACTCAATCTCAATATACAAATTTTCCTCTATTTAAATTGGCAAACCAAACGGTTGTTCTTGAGGCTTTCGGCGAAAGATACAGTTATACATTCCCCAGTACGGAACAGGCATCGTTACCTCAGTGGGTTTCTATCATATACGGTGACGTTATAGAATTTACAAAAGTGGAATAATTACCTATTATATCAGTTTGTGGGTATCTGTAAAAACCCTCAACTATTATTTTAAATTAGAAGGAGGTAATAAACGATTGGCATACATTGAACCTAAGTCAACTATTTACTTGATAGAAGGCTGTCCTTGCGACCGTTCCTATAATAACACGTTATACTTTGAGAACAAAAGAGAACAATGGTTATATATGCGTAATCATGCCACGCACACATTCACTGACCAATATTATCAAAGATACGAACGTGGATACTTAAGAATTAATGAGAACGCAGAGAACCTTTATGAAGTAAATTATATGGCGTTCAGTAATGACCGAACCTTTAATCCTGCTGGAGTGCCAACCAACAATCAGAAAATATTCTATTGCTTCGTTGATAATATAGAATATATAAATGAAAACTGTACTGAAATACATTATACCATAGATATAATGCAGACGTACTTCTTTGATTATCAACTTGGGTATTGTATGGTCGATAGAGAACATACACTTACTGATAATCTATTTGAAAATCTTGTGCCTGAGCCTGTAACGTGTACTGAGTTTGAATATAGGGAACTAAATAATATTTCGCTTCCGAAGATAGGCAGAGATGGTGAAATATATACAAATAACCTTTATTCTATAATGATAGAATATATGGCAAACACGCATTGTATTGTTGGCATTACAACGCATTTAGCTAATACCGACCCAAATAACCCCTCTAACTATTTATCAGCTGACTCGATGATTATTAACTGGGCGCCTATCGAAAGTTCGCTAGGCACAAACGACGTTCACACTCAAGGTGAAATGCGTAATAATAATTACTGCGGAACGCGATATGCCTTTGTTGATATTCCTCCTCAGTCATTAACATCGGGTTCACTGGTACAACAGTATATGGGAAGAATAGAAAGAGAAATGCTTGGGAGTGGTACAGACAGAGGAACATATCCTTTTGTATTAAAAGGACTTGACAGCATATTCTCTAATAAAGGTCAGCGAGCTGCTATTGTTAATCTGACAATAGTACCGAGATTATTTAATTCGATGCCAAATAGTATATCAACACCATATTATAATCTTGATGACGCGTATACTCAAACTTTTATATCGACTTATTCAATTACCAAAGCTACATCTTTTTATAGTACATACCTTGCAACTAACTACACGCCTAAAAATAAGAAAATGCTTTCATATCCGTTCAGCAGTATTATAGTAACCAACGACAATGGTGATGAACGTCAATATCTATGGGAAGAATTTTATAATAAAAACTATAGATTTAGATTACAAGGCGTAAATGTATCTGTACCAACAGCCGTATTGACACCCGTAGGGTATCGTGGTAGGGATATAGATATAGGTAAAATGTCTGTTCAATGTACAGATTTTCCAACTGCTAAATGGACAGAAGATAGTTATTTATCTTATATAGCTACAAATAAAGGTGCTATTCTTAGTCAAGGTGCTCAAGCTCTCTCTGGAATGGTATCTGGTGCTATAGGTAGACCGAGAACTATTGGAACTGTTAGAGGATATTATGGCGGCGATACTACAACCAGTTATGGAAGTCATACTGACATAAAATACTCGCGGGCTACGGGAAAGCCTTTACATATAAATAGAGGTGGTGCTGATACGACATCAATAAATCCGAGATATTCGCTACAAGGAAATATAATTGACTATGTACCAGATCCCGGGTCTATGATAGGTGCTGGTGGTTCTCTTGTGGATATGGCTACTAAACTGGCAGATACCTCAGCTTCTCCCGACCCTACTTACGGCTCTACTAACTATTCAGCTATACGCAGTGTTAATAATCTTTATGGTTTTAAAATACTGGAACAGTTTCCGAGAATAGAGAGCGCAAAACGTATCGACAATTACTTCACATTGTTTGGATACGCTATAAACGATGTTAAAATTCCTAATATCAAATCTCAGCCTAAAACTTCACTGAGACCTCACTGGAATTACATTAAAAATATTTACACTGTTATACTTCCATTCGATGACGGTAATACACAAAGATACGTTAACATCGACGTTGAAGAAGGTTTACAGGCTATTTATGATAAAGGAATTACATTCTGGTTAAATTGGACGGAGGTAGGAGATTATTCACTGGATAACTCTCCGCAGATATAATATGAGTAAAAATAAAATTGATAGACAGTTTTGGGAAACTGCTGGAAACAACGCCAAAACATATATAGACCTTTACAACCGTTTAGTTGAACTGGCTATATCAATGTTTGATTGGCAGAACCTTCCCGAAACTATTGATGCGAGATTTCTTGAACTGGTGCTTTTCGCACAAGGCTCGTGCTTATTCTTCCAAGATGAGGATATAGGTTATCTCACGCTTCGATATGCTCAAAATGGGTGGTTCGATGTTTACCATAATCCGATTGGAAGACACGTATATGCTGACAACGGATACACTGCTGATAGAGATAGAACTAATAGCGTTATTATATGGAATAATATGCTCAAAACTAACTCTATGACAATGGTACAACTTTATGCGAGAAGACTTTATGAGCTTGAGCGGACAATCGACGTAAACGTAAGAGCACAGAAAACTCCGGTATTAATTACTGGAGAGGATAAAGAAATGCTCACTCTTAAGAATTTGTATAAAGACTACGATGGTAATACTCCTGTAATCTTTGCCGACAAATCTCTTAGACCTGACTCACTCAAGGTACTTAAAACCGATGCTCCATATATTTCTGATAGGCTCTATGTGCTTAAAACTCAGTTGTTTAATGAATGTCTTACGTATCTGGGAATTTCTAATGTTAATATTCAGAAAAGGGAGAGACTCCTTAATGATGAAGTTAACAGAAATATGGGTGGTACGATTGCTTCAAGATATTCGAGACTTGAGATGAGACAAAAAGCCTGCGAAGAAATTAACAAGATGTTCGGTTTGAACATATGGGTAGAGTACAAAGAAGACTCAAGAATGTACGATGCAGACCAGTTTGAAATGGATGTCGAATATGGTCGAGAGAAAGAAGGTGCATCTAATGAGTAAATATACCACGGAAGTTAGATATATCTGCGAGACCTATGCTGGCGTAGAGGAAAGCCAAGGCTATGACAGAGTTGATGAAATAATCGACGAAAGCCAAAATCAGATATTCGAGAATTATGAGATATTTGACGAGGCATATAGAGCTGTTCTTAATCACAAAATACTGAGACATTATTACGTTAGAGAAATATGCGCAGAGACGGTTGGCTTATGGAAGCTCTATCTTAATAATAAGATGAACGAGATAATGCCATACTATAATAAACTTTATAGCAGTGCATTACTTGATTTCAATCCGCTCTATGATGTTGATGTGACAACTACGCACGAAGGTACAGAGAGCGGAGAAAACGCTGGCGAGAGAGATGGTACTAATCAGAATACGCAGACGAATAATCTTACAAGTGATACTGATTATGATAGCACTACGAAGGTAAGGTTTTCAGATACCCCGCAAGGCGGTCTAAACGGTATGCAGAGCGTGGAACAGAACTTATATCTTACGTCGGCTACAATCACTGATGTTAACGGAAACACTACGACCAATAATACTGGTACGATAGGCAATAGTGGTACTAATCACGAGGAGTCTACTGGAAACTTCTCGTCTATGAAGAGCTATACCGAACGCGTTGCGGGAAAGCGTGGCGGTCTTAGCTATTCAAAGATGATAGAAGAATTTCGGAAGACATTCTTGAGAATAGATGAAATGATTATCAAGGAACTTGAGGATTGTTTCTTTAAACTTTATTAAGGAGGATTACTATGGATAATACTACTAACATTGAAAAACTCAGGTGGCGTTGCTATCAGATAATTCCGCTGGTTTTTGATGAAGCACTTAGCTACTATGAGGTTCTTTGTAAAGGTGCGAAAAAGACTAATGAACTGATAGACTTTGTCAATGAGATGGCAGAGACGGTTCAGGATAATACGGAAGAAATAGAAGCTATAAAGTCGAAAAGTGGCTTTGTACTGTTCAATGGTGCTATGGCTTACGGTAATACACATCAGCCCTGCGTTAATGGCGACTTCAAAATAAATGACTATACGGCAGTTGTCGTCTACGGGGATAGACCGTATGGAGATGGTGGTATTGTTTGCTCGGTCACGCCGTTTGTTGAGGAAGGGAGCGCTGTCTACATTATATCGGGCATAGGTAATATAGGTCTTGATATGGATGACACTGATGGTGCCTACTTACTTAGAGTATATCTGAAATATGATAGCACTACTAATGAACTTACAAGGTCACAGAGCACTAAACCCGACACAGATGGTAATACTGTACACGATACCATTACTAAGATTATAGGCGTTGCCTAAATAATAGTAATTGATTTAATACCTCGTT